AAAAAAAGAGAGATAATATAAAGAGCAGTAAATGGAAGAACCCAACAAAAAAAATACACAACCCTAAAGATTGGGACTTACAAAAACCAACACAAAAATACTTTAACGAACTTTTTAGAGTAAGTAAAAATCAAATTATTTGGGGTGCTAATTATATGACCGAACACTTACCATCAAGTATGGGTTGGGTTTTTTGGGATAAAAAAAACGGTAATAGTAATTTTAGTGACGGAGAACTTGCCTTCACAAGTTTTAATAAAGGTTTAAGAAAGTTTGAGTGGTTGTGGAGTGGATTTAAAAAACAAAGACCAGAAAAAAGAATACACTTAACACAAAAACCAGTGAAACTTTACGAATGGTTATTAATGAATTACGCAAAAGAAGGAGACAAAATACTTGATACACATTTAGGAAGTGGATCAATTGCTATTGCTTGTCATAATTTAAAGTATGATTTAACTGCTTGTGAACTTGACACAGAATATTATGAAAAAGCGATGGAAAGAATTAATAATCATAAGCGACAAATAAGAATGTTTTAATGACGTTATATAAATTGAATAAACAAAAATAAATCATGGATGGAAGAAAACAAAATGGAGGGGTAAGGGAAGGGGCAGGACGCCCTAAAAAAGCTGATGAAGAAAAACTAATTGAAAAGCTAGATGCTTTAATAGACAGTGACAAGGTGGTAATGAAACTGGGTGAAATGTGTATGAAGGGTGACACAAGAGCATTGACATTATACTTCAATTACAGATATGGAAAGCCAAAAGAGAAGATTGATATTTCAGCAAGTGAAGGTTTAAATGTGAATTTTAAGGACTTGATTCAATTTAGTGATTAAGGTTAACCCGAAGTATTCACCAATATCAAAGGCTGATTCTAGGTATTTCATTGTAACAGGTGGAAGGGGTAGTGGTAAATCCTTTTCCATTAATTTAATGTTGTGCCTTTTAACCTATGAGAAAGGGCATGTGATCTTGTTTAGTAGATACACCTTAACATCTGCTTATGTTTCTATTATTCCGGAATTTATAGAAAAGCTAGAACTGCTAAATATCTTTGATCACTTCCAAATCACAAAGGATGAAATTCAAAACAAAATATCCGGCAGCAAGATTATCTTCAAAGGAATTAAAACATCATCGGGTGATCAAACTGCAAATCTAAAATCATTGCAGGGGGTTACAACCTTTGTATTGGATGAGGCTGAAGAACTAACAAGTGAAGACACATTTGACAAAATAGATTTATCTGTTAGATCACAAAGCCAAACCAACCGGATTATCTTAATCTTAAACCCAACCACAAAAGAGCATTGGATTTATCAAAGATTCTTTCAAGATAAAGGGATGCAAGAAAGTTTGAACACTAGTAAAGATGATGTGACATACATTCACACAACATACTTAGACAACATTCAAAACCTTTCAAAAAGTTACCTGTCCCAAATACAAAACATTAGGGTAAGGCGTCCAAATAAATACAAGCATCAAATTCTTGGGGGTTGGTTGGATAAAGCAGAGGGTGTGATTTTTGATAACTGGAAAATAGGTGAATTTAAAAAAGTAGGTGTTTCTGTCTTTGGACAAGATTATGGTTTTGCCTCAGATGAATCTACGCTAATTGAAACCAACATTGACACAACAAATAAAATCATCTATCTAAGGGAATGTTTTTACATCAAACATCTAACCACATCACAGATTGGAGAACTTAACTTAAAACACGCAGGAAATGCCTTGATAATAGGGGATAGTGCAGAACCTAGATTAATAAATGAACTAAAATCTAAGGGGAGTAATATTCTATCAGCAATTAAAGGACAGGGTTCTATTACTTATGGTATATCCTTGATTCAAGATTATGATTTAATTGTATCTGAAGATTCAGTTAATCTAATAAAAGAACTAAACAATTATTGTTGGTTAGAAAAAAAGTCAAAAACACCCCAAGATAAATTCAATCACCTATTAGATGGACTTAGGTATGCGGTTACCTATCAGCTACAAAACCCAAATAGGGGAACATATATGATTAGTTAGTGAACTTTTTGTTTTATAAGTTATTTATATTACCTTACATATATGATTAACAAACAAACAAACAAAATGGAAACAATGAAACCTTTATTTACAGATATAGAACTGAAAGAAATTATTCATGATATAGATATTGCCTATATAGATATGATGGGTTCAGAAGTACACCGGCAGGAAGTGAATTGGTTTGTGCATGATCTTGAAATATTTGCTAGTGTTCTTTGTATTCGTGAAACACTAAGCGAACCTTACGAAACATACGACCATCAAGAACCGGGTACATACAGGTATTTATTTGAAATTGATGATTGCTGCGCTTACTTTAACGATGAAGAATGCATTACAAATCATCAACTTGAAAAAATAATAGTCCCAGTTTTAGAAGTTAAGATACACCCACATGGATAAAATACAAAATACACACGATGCTGAATATTGGAATAATGCACACCTTTGTTCTAGTATTCTTAGGGGATGGCATAGGATCAAACCCAACAACGAAGAAATAACATCAGTAATGACTGCTCTTCAAGAGATGACTTTTTATGTGGCACGTTTAAAGCACGATGCACAAGCAAAGGATAAGATAGTTGAAGAGTACAAATTAGAAAGGAACAAGTGGTGCATGAGGGCGCAACAGGCAGAGCGTAGATTTGATAACGCAGAGAAGTTAATAGATATTTAAAATATTTGTTTAGTTGGTTAGTTAGGGGTAGTCAGAAATGGCTACCCTTTTTTTGTGTTTAAAAATCCCTTCTATTTTGCGTTATATATTTATGAAAGCAAGTGTAACTGTACCAAACTTATCAGAAATTACCCTAGAACAGTATCAAAGATTCTTGAAAGTTCAAGAAATTAACAAAGATGATGAGTATGTTTTACAGTTAAAAATGATTGAAATATTCTGTAATGTGGATTACAAGGATGCAAGGAATATCAAGTTTTCAGATGTTGAAAAAATCATTGAAGTTCTTACAAAAACCTTTGAGGAAAAGCCAAAACTTGTAACTACTTTTAAAATGGATGGGGTTGAATATGGATTTATCCCAAATCTAGAAGAAATTTCTTTTGGTGAATATGTTGATTTAGATTCTTTTCTTCCATCAGAACAAGATTTACATAGGGCAATGAATGTTTTATACAGACCCATTGTAAATAAAAAAGCAGGAAAGTATTCTATTGCGGAATATGACATTGATACAAAGGATATAATGAAGCAAATAAAACTAGATGCAGTTCTTAGTTCTATTTTTTTTTTTCAAAGTTTAGGCTTGGAATTATTGAAAGTTACGAACAATTATTTGCAGGAGGAACTGGAGAGACAACCACAATTGCAGCAGGATTTGGAAAAAAATGGGGGTGGTATTCAAGCATCTTTGCACTCGCTCAAGGAAATATTGAACGATTTGAAAGTATCACTTCCCTTGAATTAACTAAGTGTTTAACAATGTTGACATTTATGAAAGAAAAGAACGAAGCAGAAGCACAACAAATAAAAAATAAACAAAGAAGATGAGCCAAGGAATAAGGGGATTTTATCAAGTAACCAAGACACTAGAAGATCAACTGCTTTTAGATGTGAATTGTAAAACCGTTACCACCGGTGATATATCAAAAATTAATCTTGAAAAGCAGGATATATTCCCCTTGTCACATATATTAATTAACAGTGTGACACAAAGCGATAATAACGGAAGTGCCACATATAACTTCAATGTGTCAATACTTTCAATGGATATTGTTGATCAAAGCAAAGAACCAACCACAGATTTATTCAGAGGCAATGACAACACACAAGATATTCTAAACACACAAATGTCTGTAAGCAACAAGCTAATTCAACTAATGCGAGGAGGGACTTTATTCCAAGATATGTATCAAGTGCAAGGTGATGCTACATTTGAATTTTTTACAGAACGCTTTGAAAATGAATTAGCAGGTGTTACGGCTACTTTTAATATTATTATCTATAATGACATTTTTATTTGCTGATGGATTACGCAGAACTTAATAGGGCTTTAAATGCATTTGGCAAATATGTTATCCAACAATCAAGATCAAACTTGACAAAACAAGGTAAAAATTCAACAAGTGATTTATACAATTCTTTGAAATACGAATTAACAGAAGAAAGCGCAAATTTTTTACTTGAATTTTTACAAGAAGATTATGGTGATTTTGTAGATCAAGGTGTAAGGGGTGCAGGTAGCAGTTCAAATAATAGAACATCACCTTTTAAGTTTGGAAGTGGGACTGGGAAAAAAGGAGGGTTGACAAAAGGAATCAGTAAATGGATTAAACAAAAACCCATTAAACAATGGAAGGATAAAAAGACAGGT